ATAGTATTTGATTTTCTCTTCTAATTCAGTAACGGAGAATTTAATTGTAAAGTGGCGCATTCTCATCAGGGTTTCGGATGTACCTTGTCCATACTTTTTATCTAAGAACTTTTGATATTCATAGATATGAAATCCTTTATCCCAAGCGTTACATTGAACACATCCGGCATTACAATTAGTTTCATCGTAACGGGTAGCCATATGTTGACGGTCTACAAAATGGCAACAGTTAGAATCCTTCCAGTGTACCTTTTTTTTACATGATACACAAGTAATATATCCGTCAAGGTCTGCATCACGCTTTCGGATAAACTCAGAGAACACACGGTCCAATTCTTTTTTAACCGTACTTAAAGAGCGTTTTTTCATATTATTCCTTCATCTTTTAATGATGTATAACTTTCCTTAGTTAATATAATATGGTCAAGTAAAATAGAATCTAATAACTCTAAAGCTTGTTTAACTTTTATAGTTATTTCTTTATCTTGATTTGAAGGTTGTAAATTTCCTGAAGGGTGGTTATGGCATAAAATAACACCACTCGCCAAACTATCAACAACGTATTTACATATTAATTTAACATCTATAACAGTTCCAGCAATACCGCCTTGAGATATTTTAGCGTAGCCAATTGTTTTATTAGCCCTATTTAAAAGAAGTATAAACGCACTTTCAAATATTTCTATATCATCTGAATAAAATTCACGTATAAAATTAGCAGCATCAACGGATTGAGATATTGCAACAACTGGGAATGTTGTTTTTGTTTTTTTAAGTTCGTATAGTTTCATAAAGTGTTTAAATAATTACGACATTCTAAAATTCTGTTTTTAAGCCTTTCAATAAAATCTTCATCATAGCGGACTTCGTATTCAACTACCCTTTCTGATTCAGGTATATGAGTAAAGATATGATTCTGTTCTATTTCCTCACAGGCTTTTAAGTACTCAGGGTTTAAGTCCGATACCATGCCCATCTTCCAGCTTATACGTCTTTTTTCATCTTCGATTAACTGTACTGGGGTATCAATTAAAACAAAAGCTACAATAGCCTCTTTTAAGCCAGTTAACCACATATAACCTTGTACCTGGGCAAAGTAATCTTTATTTAAGGCATCGTCTTTAAAAGGGAATGTGTGAGCGTTCCAAGAGCTTTTTATATCGATTATCTTATCGGATACTATGTCCGGACTACCTGATATAAACTCATTGGAATAAAACTCTTCATTCTTAGAATAAAACCCACCTTTAACATTAGAGTAAAATTGAATAGCGGTATCTTCAACTGCTAATCCCTTTTCTACGTACTTATTAGTAAAGTCCTTACGAACACCCCAGCGCACCTCTCGGAATAACTCCTTGAGGTACGACTTTGAGGTTTCACCCATTTTTTTACCTGACTTATCATTAGTCATTATCTTGCCCAGTGTTGAGCATCGGAATAGTTGATTATTAAAAGTCATGTGTCTTAACTAAATTAACTAATAGGTTATTAGGTACATTAACTTTTAAATAATAGTCGTAAAAAGCTTCGGCTTCTGTTTGACGTGAGAACCATTTACGAAACTCAGCACCGGATTCGTACTCAATGAATACGCAATAATAGGTTTCATTCTTTGTGTTATCGGTTTCCGATATCATTGATATTTTCTTTAGTTTCTCCATTAGTTATTTTTAAAAGCGGTTTGAATTACTTTCCATTGGGTATCGGATAGCTCGTATTTGTCTAATGCTTGTTCAACTTGTTTCTTTTGACCTTTCTCAATAGCATCTAACATTTTACTCATGGTGATATCGGATAGCTTTATTTTCTTTGAACTAACCACACTATTCGCATCGTCATCTTCCATTTCCAAACTTAAAAGCGAACTCAAAGTAAATCTCCGGTAATAAGTTATACACGCCCCCACTTGCTGGGCATTTAACCCATCTTGTATTCTTAAGGTCGAAGTAACGGACTCCCCAGTTTCGGAATCTGTTATTACCGTACTAACATTTAACCCGTCAATAGGCTGAATAATAACTAACCCAAGTTCAGAGAGTAATGGTTTAACATCGCTTAAGATTTGATTAAGCGTAGCGTAAGATGATTTAAAGTGAGGATTTTTACCATCCTTTTTAATTGCATTAACCTTTGTTTGGAAGGCTAATAATTTAGAGTTGATTGTTTTCATTAGAATTATTTGTCTGAATTATAAACTGTTTTACCGTTGCCTATAAAGTTTTTCTTTACTTTATCTTTACGCTCCTGCTCACTTTGACCTTCAGTAATACTAACATCCTTGCCCCACTCGTTTTCGGAATCGTTACAGATAATTGAGATGTTAAGGTATTCATTACCGTCTTTACCTTTGATTAATTTAGATTTGTTGATTTTGTTTAGATTGATACTCGCTGAGATGATTTTCATATTTAGTTGTTTTTAGATTGTAATATTTCCATTTGTGCTTTAATAGATGCTTCTTGAATTAGATACGACTCTAACTTTAACAAGGTTTGTTTATTGTCTTTTAAGAACTCAACAAAATGATAAGGCTCAAGCCTTTCCATAGCTTCATAGATTTTCGAAACTGCGCTTTCCATAGATGTCTTTATAAATTAGTTCATAATCAACCTCACATGCACCGTCCTCAGTGTATGCGTTTACGTTAGTAATGTTAATGTCCTCGAAGCACGTATCATCTTCGTAGTAATAAGTGTACTCATATTCCACCGTTACCTCTTGTCCGTTAATTACTGTTTCGAAGCTTTCCATTGAGTTTAAAATAAAGTTTTAAAGCGGCATCGATTGTTTTCCTGAAGTTGCCTCTACCCTCAGTCCAAAGTAGGTCCCTGACCTCATCGGATGGCCAATAATTAATTGACCAGTTATTTTTTGGTTTATTCATATATATATCTTAAAGTATTTTGTGATAAATGAAAGTATCCCTGCCCATTCATAAAGTTAAACAATTCTTTTAAAGTATAAAAGTTTTTGTTAAACTCTTTAGAATAGAATATCGGACCTCCGAAAGCTTGTTTTTGCTTTACAACTGAAATCTTATGATTTTTAAAAAAACAATAGTTAGTCATTGTATTCATCTAATAATAGATTATGTGATTTACAGCTGCTGTTGTTCCTGTGGTATGCGGATAGAATCGCATTGGCTTTTTTTATTGTTGTTTTTTCTGTTTTAGGTGATTTACTAAGGAAATGAAACGGTTACAAATTGTAACCGGTTGAAAATGGTTGCAGAAGATGGCAAAATGAGCTCACTTTGTGTAAGTGTGTTTTTTAAACTTTTAATTAATTGTTCGTTTTTCATATAACAAATGTACATATATATATTAAATAATAGTATAACAAATATGTTAAATTTTAATGTATTTATGTAACTTATTGATAATCAGTCCAATAAAATTACACTAACTTGATTAAATTGTTATAATTTTGAGCTATCAAAACCCTAATAGATAATCATATCACTGAGAATGAGCGATTTTATAGGGATTTTTGTCGTAACTTATATCGTGGTAGGTATTTACACGATGACCTATTTAATGACTTTTATTTAAAGTTAGTTGAAATGCCTGATAAAGTTAAAGAGTATTCGGATAGGGATAATCTTAAAAACTTGTGTTGTGCGACTATATGGTATCTTTGGTCGAAGCGTGGACGTAAAAGTTCACTTTTAAATGAGGTATGTAATTTAGAATTAACTCAGGACATACCATCGGATTCAGAGGGCGAATACGATATAGAACAAGCTTCACTTATAATTAACGACATATTAAAAAATAGAGAAACATTAGTTCCTGTGCTTATAACCCTTCAGGCCCAGGATGAAAGTTTACGCTCCATAGAACGTAAAACCGGTATCGGACGTAATACTTTAAGTAAAAGATATAAAGAAGGATTTGAAATAATTAAAAACAGATTTAAAAATGAACTCAACTGAATCACTTAATTACTATAACCAACACAAACAAACATTTGATGCTTGGTTAAGTATCGGAGAAAAGATTAACGTAGGTAACGGACTTGTAGCCCCTTTAATTTCTTATTACGAGGAAACTACCGGATTTAAGATTAACGGATGTCCTGATTGTATATCGGATATGTTAGTATGGTATTCAACTCAAGAAAATAAAAAGAAAAAAAAGAATGACTGAACAACTAAATAAACTCGACTCAATAGCGGATAGATTATATATTATCGCTGAACAATTAAAAGAGGAACGTTCCGGACGTCCGTTGAGATTACCTCAAAAACTAACTAATGAGGAATACATGTGGTTAGCGGACTATCTTTTAAAACAAAGAGAGTTATTAAAGAGTGAATGATGAATTTCAAATAAGAGCTTTTTTTATGCCAAAACCAAACAAAGGGGAAACCAAGGATGAATACCTACAAAGATGTATGTCTGATTCCGAAATGCAAAAGTATTCACAAGACCAAAGATATTTACTATGTAATGTCTATTGGAAAGAGGTTAAGTTAGAATCATATACCGACTACCCTCAGGCAGCAACGGAGAACGCTAAAATAGCTTTACGCTGGGCTGAAGAGCATGGATGGGGTGATTGTGCAACTCCGGTAGGTAAACAAAGAGCAAATCAGTTAGCAAACCGTGAGCCGATATCGGAAGATACTATCTCAAGAATGGCAGCTTTTGAACGACATAGACAAAACTCTAAAAAAGAATTAGGGGATGGATGTGGAAGATTAGCTTGGTTAGCTTGGGGGGGTGATGAAGGTATCGAATGGAGTAAAAGAAAATTAAAACAGATTAGGAATGAAGTCTAAAGAACTCAGCCACAAACTAAACTTTGGAAAACGAAAAGTAGGCAAGTATAAAAAAAGAAAAGGACCAAAAGACAAACCCGTTAAAAAATACAGAGGTCAAGGATGAAATTATCTAACATAAAACCAAACCCAAAGAACCCTCGGATAATAAAAGACGACAAGTTTAAAAAGTTAGTCCAGTCAATTAAGGACTTCCCCGAAATGATGGAGAAGCGTCCAATGGTTTGCGTAACGGATGTAGATAAAAAGATTTACCCTTTAGGAGGGAATATGAGATTAAAAGCCATTCAAGAAATAGGACACAAAGAAATACCTGATACTTGGGTCATGTTAGCGGACTCTTGGACTCAAGAACAAAGAAACGAATTTACCATTAAAGACAATGTAGGCTTCGGAGAATGGGATTGGGATAGTTTAGCAAATGAATGGGATACTGAAAAGTTAGAGGAATGGGGATTGGACGTTCCAGGATTTGAACCTGAAGTATTAGAAGCAGAGGAAGATGATTTCGCAGTACCTGAAGGCGGAGTTGAAACCGACATTGTTTTAGGCGATTTATTTGAAATAGGCGAACATAGATTACTTTGCGGGGATAGTACGGATAGCGAACAAGTGGCAAAGTTGATGGATGGGGAGAAGGCGGATATGGTTTTTACTGACCCACCTTATGGAGTTGATTATAAAGGGCAAATTGAATCAATGAATTATAATGGTAGTAAAGGTAAAAAAAGAGATATTATTTTAAATGACAAAAATACAAATTCAATTATTGACTTTATGCCTTTACTAAAAGATTTTTGTAATGGCGTGGCTTATGTATTTTGTGGTGCTGGGAAAGAACTTGATTTATTACAATCAATAAAAGATAATAAATATGAAATGATTAACACTTTAATTTGGAACAAGCCAAAGGGGACACTTGCTTTAGGTGCAAATTATAAACCTTGTTTTGAATTATTTTATTATATTAAAATACAAGGGGATAGGAATTGGAGTGGAAATAATGCTGAATGGACTGTATGGGATATAGAATATAAAAAAGACAATAGATTGCATCCTACTCAAAAGCCAATACAACTAATTGAAAAAGCATTAAAAAACCACAAAAATAAATCTATATTAGATTTCTTTTTAGGTTCAGGTTCAACAATGGTTGCATCACATCAACTTAAACGCAAATGCTACGGCATGGAACTTGACCCGAAATATTGCCAGGTGATAATTGACCGAATGAAAAAACTTGACCCAACATTAGTTATTAAAAAGAACGGAGTTACAATGATTTAACAGAGATTTATGGCAAATAAGTTAGATAATTTAATACCATTCAAAAAAGGTCAGTCAGGTAATCCCGACGGAAGACCCAAGAAGATTGAAAACGTATTAACGGATTACTTCTTAGCGGAGCATAATTTAAAACTAACTAAAAGCCAAAGTCAGGACATTATAAAAACCATCCTCGGTAAAACAAGATCCGAGTTAATGGAGTTGGCAAAGAACGACAATCTACCTTTTTGGGTTGCATTAATAGCAAAGAAAGCAACGAGGGATTTCGAAAAGGGAAGCATTCATATTTTAGACGTATTATTTGACCGTGTTTACGGTAAGCCTAAAGAAGAAGTGGACCACGTTATAAGCCACGAACAAAGGATATTTAAACAAATAGACCTTGACACTCCAGAGAACAACAGCCCAACGGAAGATATCTAAACTTCGCAAAAGGGTTAGAATAGTACAGGGTGGTACAAGCTCATCCAAGACATTTAGTATTATTCCTTTATTAATAGATTACGCAATAGCAAAACCAAAATCCGAAATCAGTATAGTATCGGAATCAATACCGCATTTAAGACGTGGTGCATTAAAGGACTTTATTAAGATAATGGATTGGACTCATATATTTAGAGAGGAACAATTTAACCGAAGTACATTAAGATATGATTTTACAAATGGTTCTTATATTGAGTTCTTTTCTGCTGACCAATCAGATAAACTAAGGGGCGCACGTAGGGATGTGTTATTTGTTAATGAGTGTAATAATATAACCTTTGAAAGCTATCATCAGTTAGCTATTCGTACACGTAGATTTATTTATTTAGATTATAACCCGACATCGGAGTTTTGGGTGCATAAGGAGTTATTATCGGACAAAGATGCTGAAATGATTATTTTAACTTATAAGGACAATGAAGCCTTAGATAGTGAACTAGTCAAGGAAATAGAAAAAGCACGGGAAAGGGCAAAAGAATCAACATACTGGGCTAATTGGTGGAAGGTCTATGGACTTGGTCAGATAGGTGTTATTGACGGAGTTATATTCAGTAACTGGCAAATAGTTAAACAAGTACCGGATGATGCTGAGTTATTAGGCTATGGACTTGACTTCGGATTCACGAATGACCCTACCGCTTTAATTTCGGTTTATAGGTTCAATTCAGAGCTTTATATTAAAGAATTAATATATCAAACAAGATTAACAAATAACGATATAGTACAGAGGATGATTGAGTTAGGAGTGGACAAGTACAAGGACATCATAGCGGATTCAGCCGAACCCAAAAGCATAGAGGATATTTACAGAGGTGGATTCAGGAATATCTACGGAGCAAAAAAGGACCGGATTCAATAAGAAACTCAATAGACAAACTACAACGGTATAAGATTAACATAACCGAGGACTCAACTAACTTAATAAAAGAATTTAGGGGTTACGTGTGGACCAAAGACAAGAACGGTAATCAAACTGGAGAACCCATCGGAATAAACGACCACGGAATAGCAGCATTAAGATATTTCGCTTTAAATAAGCTTGACCAAACCCGAGTAACCTTCCTGTGACAAATAAACAAATTAAAGGTATTTATAAATATGATTCCAACTAATTACAAGGATATAAAGTTAGAACAACTGGCAGGAGTTCACAAAATCCTAAAATCGGATGATGACCACGTAGACAAATGTATACGCTTATTATCTTATTTAACAAATAAGTCAAGAAGGTATTACGAGTCATTACCTTTGTGGAAACTTCAACACCACTTTAAACAAATAAGTTTTTTATTCCAACCTAACCCTAACATACCAGTAAAGAAATTCATTTGGTTAAATGGATATCCTTATAAGGCTTTATTGGATGTTTCTAAGTTTTCAAGTTCACGCTATCTATCTTTAAAGCATTATGTTAGTAACGGACAAACAGAACAGAATTTACACAAGATAATAGCTTTAATGTATAAACCTTTATTTAAGAGTGATAAGTTAGATGAAGAGGGGAACTATAAAGATGATTCAATGAATGAAATAAACCGAAGAGCTGACCTCATTAAGCGCAAAAGTTGCTACGATGTTTACGGAGCGGTTTTTTTTTATT